CTAACAGCGTTATGTCCAAGAACTAATGTTCCTACAGTTAATACTGCTGCTGGTCCATAAGTTTGGAACCAACCATAAGCATTAGCAGCCATATCTACAATAGGACAACCCATTACCGCACCTGTTTCTGCTGCTGGTGCAACTACAACGCCAGACCAAGGATCTTTAATTAAAGAAACTTTAGATGAAGTTGTTATTGCTGTAGCTAACGCATCGTGACAGGTTATTACAACTGAAGGATCAGCTGAATGGTCATGTGCTGGATTAGAAGCAATTTTTAAACATTGTCCTTCGCCTGTTACATCATTAACATAAAGATAACCACCTGCATACTCGTTTAAAGTAAGATCAGTTCCTGCTGTTTCAACAGAAATAGCATATTCACCAATTGCAACTCCTGCTGTGGGTGCTAAATCTTGGTGATCGGCTTTTGTTGCAACATAAGTTTGAACAAGTTTACCTGCTGTTAATGCTACACCACCTGCTAAACCATATCTAAATACTCTGTCGCCATAGTATAAAACTGAACCTAAAGGAATATCATTCCCTAAAGGGTCTGTTATAGAAGTAGTACCACTTGTATAAGGGTTAATAACATGATCTGGGTTAGAACCTTTACCAAAAATAACATCAGTAGGTGCAAACCCTAATACTGAGCTGGATCCAGTTGTACCGCCTAAAGCGTATACACCACCTTCTCTAGTTCCGTAAGTAGTTTCTACTCCTGTGGTGCTGTTTGTTCTGTAAGTATTGTATCCGTTTTGTGAGCGGACGATNCCGCTAAATGAAGTTTTTGCCATAATTAAGTCTCCTTAATAAATCTATCATCTTGGCTTGTCTGCTAGGTCAGTAGATAGATTAAAATATAAATACCCTAGTTCTATTATTCGATTCTATATAAAAAAAGGGGAGAAGTAAACTCCTCCCCGATTTTTTTATTTATGCTCCTGGGGAACCGTAAATACCACGCCAGTCGCTAAAGCCGAAGCTGTAACGTTCACGTGCCTTGTATCTAACATTTCCACTTTCAAAATCACCTTCCATACCACTAGAAACAGGGGTACGAACAAAATGTTTAAGACCGTTTGGAACGTCAGTTGTCAGGAACCATGCATCTGAATCAGTCAGATAATGATTAACTGAATATCCGCCTGAGACCATTCCCATATTGCGAAGAGCGTTAATATCATTGTCTGCTGTGTTCACTCTGCCTGGAGTATTAAGCAACCTGTCCGCAATAAATTGCAAAGCAGAAGGAATTATTAATTTCTTTGCTTGTGCATTTATCTTAAGTGATCTTTCATCTTTAAACGCTGCAATATCAATCATTGCTTGTTCTAATGAAGTTTCATTAAGATCTGCTGCGGTACTTGGTTCGTTCGCTAAATCACCAGCAGTTAATGTGGGGTGATCGGTAGCCAAAAGTGCTTTACCGTCACCACCAGCATATTGTGATGCTGTGAATCCGTTATTTAAAACGTTCGCAGCTTTCACTTGCTTGGTTTGATGCATCGAACGTGCCAATGCACGAGTATATCGTGCCGACAGCGAATCATACAGGTTATCTTCCATTGCTTCTTCTGTTAAAGAAAACGCTAATGCAATAGTTTCGTGTGTATACCTTGCCGTGAATGTTTCTTGGGCATAGTCATACACTACTGCGGAGCCTTCTCCTTTAACTGGGGCTTCCCCAAATCCTGAAAGCATCACTTCTTCCTCAAACGCTCTGTCCGAAGACTCGGTGTCGAAGATTTCTGCGTGCTCATCTGGATATTGGTCGTACTCCAGTCCAAAAAGAGCATTAAGACCAGGAACTAACTCTTTGACGAGTTGTGCTCTATTTATAGCCATAATTATTTACCTCTGTTAAACTGCGAATACGCTAGTTGGGAAAGTGAAAAAGCCACGAGCATACGCTGCAATCGAGTTACTAGGGGTTAGTTTATAACCTATATGTAACGCAATTCCAGAGGAAGTTGTTGCTGTTACTCCTTCTTTTGAACGACCAGAATTAGTATCACCAGCTGTTGTGCTTAGTGTGTACTTACTGCCTATGAAACTTACTGCAGGAGTTCCCGCTGTAAATTGTGCCTCATAGACAATTCCTGGATCGCTATAAACAAGAGCTTCGGCATCAGCTCCACCTAAAGTTGCAGTACTGCCAGTCCAAACTTTTGAAAAAGTTGGATTACCAGAACTATCACTGTAATACACGCCATAAAATACCCCACACGGAGTACCAGTCGCCGTACCTTGAATCACATAACCGCTAGACAAGTTTACAACATCTCCCGAAAAGATAGATGCTGAAGTTTCACTTGCGATTCTCATTCTTGCAGGACGAATAGTACCACCATACATGTGATATGCTGGCGTAAATCCGTCAGGATCGTTTGTATTTGCCATTTATTTCACCTTTATATTAAAGTGTTAATATTCAAGATCAAGCATTCTTATTTTCCTTACTTCCAAACGTCGTACGACTAGATCGTTGAGGTTTGTCTATAGGCATCAAAGGATTACTTTCTCTCATTAATTGAGAATCTACTGCTTCCATAGTAGCTTCATTTACATTATTGTAATGAGCTTCTCTTTCTGCAACAGTTTCCTCAGGTATCTTGGCTAAAACTAACCCACCTACTCCAATAATACCAGCGTGTCTTCCATCCTCAATAGTAGGAGCTTCAAAATCTGGATGATCTGATGCTTTTACTGGCTCAAAGCCTTCACGAATACGTTTTGACATATTTGATCTGTCTTCTTGGTTGAGGATACTTTCACGAATCCATCTGTATTTATAACCAGCTGGTGCTTTTGGCGCATCTAAACTGGAAGGGGGTTGCCAAGGTTTTCTGCGAGTTTGAGTTTCTCGTGACTCTGCAGACCGTGAGTTACGGTCAGGGGTGACTTCTGTTTTAATTTCTTCTGTCATTTTATACTCCGATTATTGAACATGCTTAGCATATTCAGTAAGAGGCACTCCTAGTTTTTTCGCTATTGCTACTTGACTAGATGTGAGTTTTACTTTTTTAGGTTTATTAATAGTGGTTGCGCCAACGCTACCACCTGCTACAGCTTGAACAGGCTTATTTGCTTGTTCAAACCTATGCGGGAAAGCTTCTTTTAGACTATTATCTAACTTTTCATAGTATTCATCTGAAGTAGCATCCATTCCTTGGTCTTCAGTTAATTGTCTATGAAAAGCAAAAGCAGAAGAAGTCATCGCAATATCTTCTCCGAACCAATTATTGCGTCTTGCCCACTCTTCCGCTTTTGGATCTGTTTTAGGCGGAGGAGCAATTTGCTGTGGTTGTTGGAGACTTCTTGCTTCAAAGTCTACTCGTTCTTCTTCTTGTTCTTTTTTAAGTCTGTTTAAACTTTCCGATTCTACAGATAGTTTAGCTAAAGCTTCTTGTGCTTCAATTATCTTATCTGTATCTTGTTCTTCGTGTGCTTGTTTTAATTGTGATTTTGTTGTGTCTAATTGTGTGTTTACTCTTGAGTTGTATTCGCTAAATAAATTTTGATCTACTTTTGTTAATTTTGTTTTTGTGTCGTTTAATTCGTTTTTTACACCTTCTGCGTATTTTAATGCTGCCTGTTCGCGTCTTTCGGCTTCACGCATTTTATACGTTAGTTTATCTATACGTTTTTTAACAGAGTCACTGTATTCTGCAACTTCTTGATCGTGATCTTCAGAAACTTCGTTCTGTTCTTCAACAATCTCTACCGCAGGTTCTTCTACAGATTCTTCTTTTTTCGTACCAGTTTCCTCAGCACCAAGTATTATTTCAACTTCTTGCTCTTCTTCTTCTACGTTTTCTGCAACGTCTTGCATGGGTTTTGCCATGTTCATATTCCTCGATGATAGCGTGAAACTTTGCAAAAGTAAATCATCCTGCTAAAATATCTTCAGGGTTGTTAATTACTGCTAAAATTTCATCGTCGTTTAATAACCGCAAGTTTCCTCCTTCAATCTGAATTCGGGCACCTGCGTACCTGCCAAAAATCACCCAATCCCCTTCGCTGCACCAAGCACCTTCTGGGTATTTATGGGGATCTTTGTATGCATCTGGTCCAAGTCGCACTACATAGCCAACAACTGTTGAAAGTTGTTCTTTATCTACTGTTTCTTTCGCCAAATGAATTCCTCCTTTCGTCACCTGTCCTGGTGTGAAAGGTAATAATAATATTCTGTATCCTGTGGGGTTGGGAAGTTTTTCTTGCAGAGATTCATCTTCTTGTAATCTTTCTGCTGTAAATGCTTCTTCTTTTTCTACAGGTTCTGCTTTGCTGAAGTTCTCCACAAAATTAGGAACTTCTTTTGTTGGTGTATTTTCCGAACCAAATTTAGATATTGTCTTCATCTTCTATTTTCATCCTTCTATGCAGGTCTAATATTTCTTGTTCGGCAAACTCTAGACCTGAGTGTTCACCTACTAATCTTTGATAATGGGCATAATCACTAGCCCCCCCACTCGCAAGTATCCCTGATATTTCAGATTTACGTTTGCGATATTGTTTGAGTAGAAACTCAGTTGTTTCTAACCAATCCAATTACTTCTTTCCTTTCTTTTTAGCTTTGCCGTCATAGATTGCTTTATCTCCTGGACGAATAAATTTATCTGGGTCTCCCCTGTAGATATCTCTTCTTGCTGTAAATCCTGGCATCTTCTTCTCCTACTTTAGTTAATAATACTTAGTTGTTTTTCTACGGTCATCCATCACTTCTCCGCATGCTCTAGCAATACCAGATTTTACTGGTCCACCTTCATTCATACGTTTAGTTTTTCCGCCAGCCATATTGATTGCGATAGCCACTGCTTGT